GCAAGTCTATGTGACCGATCTTCGAATCCTGCCAGACCCTCGCTCCGACAGGGCACCATTCAGTTTTATGTCCGTTAACCATGTCCTGCCCCTTTCTAAAGTCTAATCGTCTAAAGACGAATAGGTCATGATCGTCGAATAGTTCTGCTGCAACAACCGTTCATCAGCAATGGCTACCGTAAGGAGGACAGCCAGGATGGCGAGGATCGCCAGAACAACTGGCATCAGTTCACTCCTCGCATGAGTGCTGCCATGCTCCGCTTGATCATTGGCTGGTAATAGAAATTCCTACCCTCAACGTCTACGATGATAAGATGTCCGGCGAGTTGATATCCCTTGATAAGCAACTCGTTCACTTGATCCATGATATCCGGGATGTTGGTATCATCCAGGATCACATAGTTCTTTTGGAACCCGCCGCTAATTTCCTCCCCCGGCTTGGGTGCGCGTACGGTCTCCGGTTGGTTCTGTTTTATCATTATCCTTCTCCTAGATCAGTTTGCTGATTGCGTTGAACACACCCATCTGCTTGGCGTTCACTCCATCCTTGATGGCATAATGAACGATGGCTCTTCTTGTTCTCCGTTTGGGAAGATCACTAAAAGGAAGTTCGACGTGAACCTTTTCGCCGTTCACCTCACCATGGCAGTAGCTCACATCCCATGCCGGGTAGCCAGGATCGCTCAGCAACCGCAGCCGCGTCACCTTCAATCCTGGTTCGGTCCAAGGGACTGTCCTGGCCCCTTGAAATTCCTTGTGGTACTCGTTCCCATTGACGAGTCCATTACTTTCCCGCGCGCCATAGACGTTGCGGTATGGAACAAACTTGTTCATCGACTGCTCCCTCCAAACTTGTCAAAGAAATACGGGCTCTGTTCACCGGCTTCCAAAACGCCGAGTTGGAATCCGCGCTCGTATTCTTCAGCCCGGCGGCCCGGTGGATAGTGATGGATGCGGCGACCCTTCTCGCCATCGTCCTGCCCAATGATCCATGCCAAGTAGACATGGTCACCATTCGTCGTGTATTTCCGTTCGCCCTTCTTGGTCTTGCGCCAATCGGGATCATAAAGATCTGCCTTGGCAAAGCGGGGAGTCCGCTTGTATTCCTTGAAATCATACATAAGAGCCTCTTCCTCCAGCTAACCGCTGGGGGATCGAGCCGCTCGCGAGCGGCTCTCACCCGCAGCGTCCCCTACTCGATGGGGGTGATGGTGACCATGAGTGTCTTGCCGGGCATTCCCTGCGGGTAATCGCTCTTCAGGACGTACCACTTCCTGGCCCAATCGGGGGTCCCTTGCGGGGCGTACCCTTCCTTCTCGGCATCGGCCTTGCTGGCCGGAGCCATCTGCCAGTCGTAGAGCCAGCAGCCCTTCGTCTCACGCGCCAACACATACCGTCGGAGGACCGACTTCTGTTCGTTGTTCACAACGAGCGCCGTAACCTTGTTCCTTGCCATCGCTCTGCTCCTTGCCCTCACCGGGCTTTTGGGTTCACCCCGTTCGCCGGGGGCTGTTTACCAGCAGCCCCACCCTAACCCATGGGTGTGCAGATGTAATGGTGATTTTTACAGATGATGCATTATCTTAGAAGGCTTTAAATCTTCCATGCAGCCAACTCTCGGTGAAGGCTATCGGACAGCTTCTGCCCATTCATGATAACGGAACGGATCTTCGCATCGTATGTTCCTGGCGCTATGAAGTCGCCATAGACGCAGGCTCGGTTCTGGCCCAGTCTCCAGATACGACGCTCGGTCTGCCGACGCTGTTGAGAATCATAGCTATTGCTCCAGTAGAACGTGTACCGGCAATTCTTCTGAAAACCATCAGTCCCGGTACCTGCACTCTTCGGCTGGGCAAAGATCAATCTCGCCTTGCCGTTTATGAATTCTTCCTTGGCAGCCGCCTTCTCCTCTTTGGTCATACCACCGCGATACTTGACGGCCTCTGATCCGAAATGCTTAGTGAGTCTTTCGATGCACGGCGAAAATCTGCTCCACACGATTACTCGCCCGCGCGTGCGCGCGAGCATACGCTCGAGAGCCTCGGTGCGGAGCTCAGGTATCCATTGCAAACGGATATCCGGCTTTCCCTCTGCATCTTCATTAGCGTCGTATGGAAGAAATCCACAGGCAACCTGTTGTATGCGCGTCAAGCGCTGCAGCACCATCGGCATGTAGAGAGTCTTCTTATTGAGCTCGGCAACGAACTCTTCTTTGATCTGCTTTATGAAATCCTTCTGTTGCTTCGTCAACTCGACCGGAAACTCGAGCCAAGTCCGTTCAGGCATATCGGTACAGTCTTCGATTTCCACTGTGTAGGTGTATGGAGCAACTCGCGCCTTGTAGTCGTCTTCATTGATATAGCCTTCGATCTCCTTGCCTTTGAATCCTCCCGACACACAGTATCTGGATTTGAAATCGCCAAAAGTTGCACATCTAAGAATCTTCGGAGAGAGCCATGTGTATTGAGGATACGCCAGCTCCAGTCGCCCGCCCGGCACCGGATAACCAGAGGAGATGCGACGATAGGCTCCTAGCTCGCGAAGCAAGCGAAGAGTCTTGGTGGTTCGAGAATCATGGTGCATCATCATTTGAGACTCGTCCACAACGAATCCCATTCGTCCGCTTTTGAGAAACCGCTCCATGTGCTTGAGTGCATTCTTCTGCCTCGAACGCCAAAGAGCCCTCCGCGCTCGGAAGGCTGCATTGGATTCGTTCTTCTCGCGAGGCGGCGGTTTTGGCCGACGGCGAAACGCCTCGGGATAGATGGTAAATATCCGAGGCAGTTTCGTCTTTTGGAGCGGCGGTGGCTCCGGCCATACTGCCGTGATGCATTCCTGATCTGTTGTCTTGGGCAGCTCCGTTGTGATCCATTGATCATGCACGTCAACCGGGGCGACGACCAGCAAGCCGTCAACATATCCCGCCTGCCACATAGCGAGAAACTCTCTTAGGAGCATGTAGGTCTTGCCAACTCCCAGGTCAGGGAAGAGAGCGAAATACTTCTTAAAGATCATCCGCTCGTAGGCGATATCCTGCTGCTCGTACGCCGCCGGTCTTAGGAACATTATTTGATTCCGTTTTTCCACATGCACGAGTAGATAGCTTGTCGAGATACTACGAGCTTCCCGGCGATATTAATCACCGAGAGCCCTTCTTCACGCAACTTACGAACCTTCTCCGGATCGATCGCGCTCGCTTTTGGTCTTCGGCCATATACCCGCTTCCCTGTAGACGTCTCGATCTTCGGCAAACTCACCTCTAACGTTCTCTTCCTCCTTCGCATCGTATCCGAAGGGATGCTCTTGTTCGGTAGTGGGCTTGCGGCCTCCTTTGTCGTAGTCTCGCTTGACTCTCTGAGAAGGTTGCTCTTCGAGGACGTATCGGACATGATGCAATGCCTCTTCAATATCGGCCAATGTGCGCCACCGGAACAGTAGCTCAATGGCCTTGGCTGTATGTTCGTCTTTGACTTTGTTGGCCGAACAGAACAATCCGATGCTTTCCACAGTCGGCACCATGGAAGCCCGATTCTTCCGTCTCCCCGCTTCTGTAAGTTCGATCAGCTTGGCGACGATATGCTGGGACTTCTCGAGGTCTTGAACCGGCATCCCTTTCTTATCCCATCGCACCAGATACTTGGTCGCATATCCTTCCAAATAGCCGATACCGTGGTCCTCGATAAAATCCCAGTGCTGGTACCGCCCAGCCTGCGAGTAGTGGTCCCCGCCAACCTGATAGTCATTCGCCTTAGTCATAAGTATCCTCCTGCATCAAGACTTGGAACACTTCGCGAACTTCTGAAGGCAACGTGATCTCGCGCATCTTCATCGTTGCTTTGTGGTAGGATTTTCTCACAAGCTGATTACCAGCCAACAGATTCTGACGAAGGAATATCCATGCGTCAAACAAATCTGCCGCTTTGAGCCAGCGCATGTCTTGTTCGTCTAGATCGTTCTCATTCCAGAGCTCGTGCGTGCTTAGGATTCCTCCTTCGGCAGCGTCAATGATTTCTCGAACACCTGGATAGTCTTTGAACCATCGAGGGATATCGCCTGTCACATATTCAGGCACATCGTGAACCATCGCCGCCAAGATCAATTGCTTGCCTGGATTTGGATGTAACAGCAGGATGATCATCACGACGTTCCAAGTGTGAGCCGCGATTGTCTCCTCACGGATCACATGTGTTCGAGCATGCCAACGACGGACCTGACCAGCATTGTAGCAAAACATAAGCCGATCTACAAGAAATCGGACTCTTGTTTCTTCTCTTGATGCCATCTCCATACCCTCACTGCTATTGCTTTCGTCACCGATTCTGCATTGGCTGAGATCTGAATTATTCGATCCCAGCTTGGGCTCTGAAGACTGTCCGTCTCGTAGATTACCCGACATAGCTCGTCTAACTCACGTTTGGTTGGCTTTCGCATTCCTTGCCTCGATCCGATTATCGAACCATTGAAGGGCTGCCTCTTGCCAGTCAGGTGCAGCAATCTGCATCGCCCAGCTCCCGGCCTTCTCTGGATCTTTCTCATGCACGAACGCATGCCATGCACGATACATCGGTACGGCAATTCTGGCAAAGAACGGTGTATGCCAATCGTCTACTTCTGGTCCTCCCATTGTATATTGATCTATGAAGAACTTGGCGTCTCGCTGCCATTGGCTGATCATATCCGCTTTCGGCAACACCATGATATGTGACGGGTCGATGCCAATCTCATTGTAAGGATCTGGCGGCATCGGCTGTACCTTGCCGATCAATTTCTTGGTGACGTCAAACTCGGTATAGATATGAAAGTTGCTGCTGATCTGCGCATAGTATCCGATCTCACATCCAATGGCTGTTGCAATATACTCCTGCAAAAAACTGAAATGCACGACATTGGCTCCGTAAGCGCCATAGAGCATATCGTTGCTTCGGTTGAATACTGTCATGTCCAACTGACCGTCTCGGACATAGAACGAGATGCCGGTATTGCACGGGATATCCTTGCCGTCTCGGAAGCAATCGTTCATCCAAAAGATCGGGATGTAAGCCCTCCGAGTGCTCTTATCGTTTTGCAGTCGGTTGATTATCGACGTCAGCACCTTACTCCAACGATAGCCATAGCTCGAGACGAGCGTGACACCATCGTCCGAATACTCCTGCATACGTTTGTTGAACTTGACCAACCACGCTACTTCATTTCGCCCGGCCAGCATCCAAATGGACTCGAAGAAATGGAAGAAAGGATTGCAGTCACGCACCTTGTCGAAGAGCACACGCTTCCTTGGCTCGAGAAAGATCGTTGTGACCGGAAAGATCGAGCGACGCACCGGGCCATTGCGCGAAGGCTCCTCGATGACCGGAGCATTCTTATCCCACATCATGTGCCACATGACAGGGAAGGCTTCGTTGATGTTGTTGAAGATATATTCCATGTCCGGTTCTCCTTCTAGATATACTGCCGTACGCCATCTTCTAACTCAGCTAATTGATTCAAATCGTTCCAGCCCTTGTACTCTATCGCTCGACGGGCCTGCAGCTTGGGCATGCGAGCCAATGCCTCAGACAAATAGACATCTTCTGCATGTATAGACTGACACAAGTTAAACATATTGAGTAGATAGACGCCAGCCACGGCATCTTCTGAGATTGGTCGTTTCTCGGCTATCTCTAGAATACGACCGACACCGTCCTTGCGAACGTAGGACCATCGTTCGTCATTCTTTTGCTTCGGTCGAAACGTGAACACGACACCTGGACATTTGTCGTAGTCCAAGCTCTGGATACCTTCGATGATGCTTTTGCGATCGATCACATTGTCACAGTTGCTGATCAGCACAAAGTTTCTAAGACGTGTTGTCCGTAGCCAACGATAGACCGTCTGCGCTTGGCCAGATGTCGGCTCGATGAAATGCACCACTGTTTCTCGTCCAAGCGGCGGACAGCCCATTTCACGTCGTACAGCAATCTCGACATCCATCTCATCCGGAACCATATTGATTACTTCATTGATTGCCAACCAGTTCCGATCCTTCTCTTCGACATGGATAAACGGTTTTACTCCACGAGCCTTTACCCTCTCGCCCAGACCTGCAGCCGGGACGAACATCACGAAATCTTCCATGGTAAATCTCATAGCAATTCATCCTTCTTCTCGTAGAGCCAGGAACAGTAGTCGATGTTGTCGTCGCAAATTTCCTTCTGCCAATCTTCCTTTGCCCGCACTTTGATCCGCATGAAGTGTACGGCACACCAGAATGGAGCCATGTGGCATTCTTTCATTATCGCTCGGACATGGGCAGCGTGGAATTTGGTGCGTTGCTGTGGACTGTTCTTATCCCATCCAATAAGGCTCTGCAGCAACTTACCGTAATCTACATCCTTATGTGGCGGAATATAGTCATGCCGCTTTGCCTGCCAGTCTATGAATTTGTAGATCTTGGTGCGCTCGATCACGGTGTTCTCGTGCGTTAGATCTCCGTGAGTAAGACAAGCTGGAATATTCTCATAATACAATTGAAGGAACGGCAGAGATGGAAGGGTAATTTCATTCAACCATCCCTGAGACTCGATATACTCAAATGTCTTTCGCGCACTGTAGATCGGCGCGTTCTTATGGATCCACTTTTCGGGAATAAACCAATAGTTCTTCATCGAGGCTTCGGCTATCCGCCAATGCCATTCACGATAGATCGGAGGGCCCAAAGATTGTTTGATCGTTTCCATGACATAGCTTGACTTGCCCAGCCAGTAAATCCTAGGAACGTTCAGAGGCTGATAGTCTCCGATCTCCAGCATCACCCGGCCTTGTTCGGCGACCAGTGGCGAGCCGCTCTTTACCGTAAAGAATGGCGTCACCAATATATTCTCTCCTGACAGGTTTCGCTTCATTCTCCTCTCCCTTGCTTTATCGCCTTCTTCCATGCCACCACGATCCGCTTTGGACCCAATCGTTCGGCATCCTCGGTACGTACGATAACACGTACAATTCCTGGATGCAATTTTCCCATTAAGTCAGCACCGTCTGATATGATCTTCGAATTACGGCCGCTGGCAGTCTCTCCACCACTAGCATTGAATCCTCGAGGATCGTTAGTCGCTCCCCACATATAGATTGCATTCTCAAATCCGGCCTCCAGCAACTGGAGCGTATAGTCTAAGTCCTCGAACATCCGCACGCGCCCCAGCTTGCATACTTCCATGACCGTAGGGACATGGTATGCTAGAGCATGTGTTGCTTTGTGATTGAGAATGAACTCGTGGCCGTGGACTTGATTCATATATCGCTGGCTGATCCCGCCATGACGATAGTCGTCAAGCATCTCTTCTACACGGCGGAACATAGCACTAGTGGACTTATGGTTCGCATCGTGGATCCGGCCGTAACTCCGATCTTTCTTTACCATCTCAGGCCACGCTTTTGGATCGCCTTGCTGATACCCAGCGTAGCTCTTATGAACATGCAGACGGGTACTGAATCGAAGATCGTCGTCAAGCACGAGTATCTTCTCATACCTCATCTCAGAAGCGTGGCGGAATATCCACGCTCGCTTGGCGGCGATGTTGGCGCAATCCCTTGGAGCGGGACAAGCTACTTCAAACGCATTTGGGAACATACGATGCAGAGCATGCATCTCGTCTCTTGGGCAGACAAGAGTCGTGCGTTCCTGCCATTCCATTGGCAAGCCCGCCATCGTGATCTGATAATCGAGGCGCTTATGCGTCGGGACGTAGATCATCATTTCGCCGGTCATGGGTCACCCATATCCTGTACATTGTCATAGCTGCTATCGCCAACACTAGATAGGTTATCATGGCCGCGGCCGCAGCCACGATCCCTAGGACAAACCCTGTCCAGAACGGATCCATGTCAGCCTACCAGTCCTGTCTTACCAAGCTGGATGGCGTTCTGCCAACGTATGACTACCTCGGCACGCGGCGTACTGACGAGATAGTCTTTCTGTTTTACCTTTACCAGCCCCGGATGCAGCCGGGCCAGCTTATAGGCATCGGCATTGCTCGCCTTCATACTCCGTTCGAGACTGGCTCCTCCTTCGGCATTGTATCCTTCGTATTGCTCGACCACGACCCAGCAGTAGATAGCGTTCTCGAACCCTTTCTTCATAAGCTGGAGCGTGTAATCGAAATCCTCACGATGTTCGATCCGGCCCAGCTTGCAATGCTTGATCACAGTCGGCACGTGATATGCGTTGGCATACATAGACCGGCGGTTTAGCATGAACTCACCCCACATCTCTTGGTTCATGAGACGTGGGCCAAATCCTCCATGCCGATAGGTGTTTAGCATAGACTCGATGCGGCGAAACGCCAGATCGATCTTCGGGTCCTCGGGGTCTGAGCATTTGTAGAGCCCAGATGCTTCTGGATGTTTTTCACGATACGCTCGCCAATCCTTCGCCGTGCCTTTCTGAAAACCGGCAAACTGTTTGACGTACTCGTGGCGCGGGCAGAACGACAAGTCGTCGTCCAACATCATGATCTTTTCCTGTTTCAGACCCGCTGCGGTCTTAAAGATGAACGCTCGCTTCTGGGCAATCGACATCTTAGGATCAGGCTGCATGATGCAAGCGCACGACGGCCAGTTCTTCAAATGCGCGTGCATCTCATCTTTCGGGCAAACGATCGTTGTCCGTTTGCGCCATGCCTCCGGCATGTTCTGCAAGGTCAGTTGGATATCGACCCTACCGCGCGTAGGGATATAGAGTCGCATGCCGCTCATTGTTGGTTCATCCGGTTGTCGATTTCCATTCGACGATTGATCTCACGCAGTCGCTCTTGTCCACTGTTAGTGATCTTAAAGATACGGCATGGCGTCGGCATGTTATCCTTCCCGGGCGGGAGCATGGGATTCGGCAGTACCGGCTGCAGGTCCCAGAAACGGATCCAGCCCATCTCCATGCACTTCTGCCATGCAAGATTCATCTCTGGTTCTTGGAATACAGCGCCGACACCCATGACCAGTTTCTTCTCAGCCTCAACTAGGATGTTACGCTCGAAGTTCGGCTTAGAGCCGATGCCCGGAACGACGATATGTGGCTTCATAGGAACTTCTCCTCATAGGGAACGTATTGCGTCTTGCTGTAGCCTCTCACATACTTGCTGAATTCACACAACATGTTCTGCACATCATGCAGTGTCGCCCGCTTGCCGAGCGCAGGTAGCTTGTCGTCAATCAAGTCTGCAAGTTCTCGCATCCAGACGACACCTTGCTGTTGATTCATCTTCTTGGCATCGGCATCACCACGATAGATGATATTGAGCCCTTTGATGCTGCCCGGTCCAAGCGGAGCCCATGTCTTGGCATCCTTGGCTTTGATGATGCCGAACGTATTCCAATCGGCAACGATCTGTCCTGCCATGAACGAACCCTGACCGGGATGCTTTCGCAACTCCTTCCAAGTTTCCTCGAAGGATTCACAGAGCATGACGCCATTGCGGAACATAGGATCCAAAACACTATCTACGACCGCCACATATTTCTTTTGACCGGGGCCTGCCACCACGCCGGTTATGATATACGCAGCCCTGAATATTTTCAGCTTCTTCGTTTCCATGTGCCGCAGGATGTTCTTGTATCGCATCGGGGACCAGACAGTTGGCAGTTGCGCTAGCGTGTCTGGTTCGTTGATCCAGCGAGCCACGGCAAATGAGAACCATCGATCCTTGGGTGCCCACTCCTGTGCCCAATCCCCAATCCACTTAGTGACCCGGTCGTCGGCACGGATCATGTTGCAGAAGTGATATTGTTGCAAGACTCCGTCCGAAGTCCACGGTGCCTTTTCACCAGCCTCTTTCTTGCGCCGGATATTCTCACGTTCGTTGATGAATTTCAGAAAGCTCAGCTTCCTGTCTTTCTCAGTCTTAAGATCATTAACGAGCAGACTCATATTCCTTCTCCTCCTAATGTGCGTCCGGAGCGGTTTCCCGCCCCGGCCGACTTTGCTAAAGAGGTGAAGTTTATCGGACCTGGACGACGCCATCCTTCACGAGGAACGACAGGATGCCCGAAGCCTTGAACGGAATCTTGGCCTTGTCGAGCGCCTTGTTGAACTCGCCGAAGGTCATGTTCGGCTTGATGAGCGAGAGCGTCCGACCGACATTGCTGTCCGGGCGAGTGTTCCGCTGACCGACCACCTTGAGACGCTGATGATCCTCGAAAGTCTGGCGGGAAGCTCGTTGCGTCGGAGCTGCGGTCGCCTTGGCTCCCTTCTGCCCCTTGGCCACTTCCATCTGTTTCTTCGCACGCGGCTTGGTGACACCGAGCAGATCGCTCTCGACGTTCCGAGAAGCCTTGCCGTTGGTCGCTTCCTTTGCCTTAGCCATAGTCAACTCCTTCTGTCTGCGATTTATGATCCATACCCCGAATGCTATGAGCGCGAGGGGCTTGCGCACTGGCACTCCTTCTGCTACTTCCTCCACCTTGGCCAGCTCCGAGATGGAAGATTCTGACGGTGCATAGTATATCGCTTCCTCTAGCGTGCGAAAAGGAACAATGTGGACTACGCCGTCAAGATAATGGTCTATGACGAGATATAGCTCATGGTCACGCAGAGCCTGCTCGTCGTATGACAAGTTATGTGGAGGCACATCCCTATCTCCTTCGATCCTAGCACCAGTGTACCATAGATCTACTCGGAGTTAAACTTGAATTTTGCTTTACTCACCCTTCTTGTATCGAGGTCCCGACCACGACTCTACAGCCAGCGGACAATTAGGGACCCAAGACAGAGGGCCGCACAAGATGGTGTTGAAGATATCGAGCGTGACTGTATTCTTCTTTGCTTGGGTGATTAGCTCGTCATGTACTGTATGGAGCAGACGGAACCCACGCTTCTCGA